TCCAAAAATAATTAAAATCCAGCCCATGTTATACCTCCTTTTATTTTTCTATTTCTCTTGCAAACCATATTACTTTACCATTAATTATAATATTTTCAGGGTCAATTTCAAAGGTTTCATATTTAGGGTTATCGGAAATAACTCGTATTTTTTTGGATGGATAAATCATTTGCAATCTCTTTATCATTATAATATCATCCATTGCAATGGCATAGATACCGCCCTGGGGGTCAATATAGTTTCTGTTATGGTCCACAAGGACAATATCACCCGAATAGAGGGTCGGCTCCATACTATCGCCACTCACCCTTATAAGGGACATATTCCTGGGGTCTCCATGCCTCTGAATCCAGTCCCTTCTGAAGGCAAGCCTTAATTCAATGCTGGTGTCCGGGATCAGTCCACCACCAGCACTTATCCTTCCTGAGACAACTGGGACATAGACAAACTCTTCCACTCTTGCCCCTTGAACAGGCTTTTCTGCCTTCCTTTTATATATATAATCCTCCAGAGAGCCTTTCGGGATGCCGAGCATTGCTTCTATCTCAGATTCAGGCATCTGCATCTCCCTGCCATCTATCTTCACATAGAAGAGCCTCTCTCCCAGATCATCAACACCCCTCCATATATGAGATACCTCAATAGGCTTCTTTATAAACGGCTCGCCCTCACCTGTAAGTAGCCAGTTGAGACTGACATGGAATACCGTAGCAATTTTTTCTAAGCTTTCAGCGCCAGGCAAAGATTTCCCTTTACAATAATCAAGCATCGTAGTATAAGGAATGCCAACCCTTTGTGAAAATTCCTTTATATTTATTTTTAATGAATTTATAAGAAAATTTAATCGCTCAGCAATACGATTTTTCATATTAGCCCCTTGACATTAACACGAAATCCCGTTAAAATATTCAATATGCTAAATAAAATGTTAACTAATGAGGCAAAAAAAACAGGCTTGGTAAAAGTTGATATTACAAAGCTTGCAAAGAAAATCAACCGAACCAGAACTTGGGTTTCTCTTGTATGGCACGGGCACAGAAAGAGCATTCCGACACGGAAAGCCATAGCTGAGGCACTTGGAGTGCCGTATGAAGAGCTATGGGGAGAAGATAAATGAATCATAACATAATGATAATTTTTTTTGCCCAAAAAATCAATGTCTAAGATGAAGAAAAAAATAGACATAGGCCAGATGAACATATTTGAAGTTCTGCAAAATCTGAATACTCAGCAGAAGGCTGTTCAGGAAGGAATTCCTGGAAGGCTCAACATAGACCTTCAGATAAGAGAATTGATTACTCAGGCACTTAAGAGGACAAAACTAAGCAGATATGAGGTGGCAGGCAAGATGTCTGAGCTGCTTGCAAAAGAAATTACAAAAGCTCAGATTGATGCCTGGAGTGCTGAATCAAAGGAGTCGCATAGATTCCCTCTTTCCTATCTTCCAGCCTTTTGCGAGGCAACGGAAGATGCAACAATTATGAAATTTATTGCTGAGAAATGTGGTGGATTTTACATAGAAAACGAAGAGGCAATTTATACAGAGCTTGGCAGGATTGAACAGGCAAAAAAAGAGCTTACAGAGAAGGAAAAATTTCTTAAAACCATGCTTGTCAAGATGAGGGGGCAGAAATGAAAGTCACACTCAAACAGATAGCTGAGAAAAAAGGAATATCTAAGTGGGCTGTAATCAAGCGCAAGCATAAGGAAGGCTGGAAGCCCTGCGAGTATATTCCTAATCCTAATGGTGGCGGAAAAATAGAGCTCTTTGACCTTTCAGACCTTCCTCAGGACATACGGGAGCTATTCAAGGATGAGGTAGAATACCTGCCCACTGTATATAAGCCTGAAAAACCAGTTCAGGCATTGCCTCCAGTCGAGGCTCCTCAGAAAGCAAAACAGATTGCCCTTGCAAGATATGACCTTCTCAGGCTCTGGCAGAAATACAGAGCAAATCAAAAATGGGGCTCAATAACAAAAACTGATGAAGAATTTCTGAAAGGGTACAACACTGGCAAATTATATCCGAAAATATACCAAATACTTGGAGAAGTATCAATAACAACTCTTTATCGGTGGTGGAATTATCTTGGCGGGACAGACGACTGGGCAAGACTCATCCCGGGATACTGGGACAATAAAAAAGAAATCTCGCTTACCCCGATAGAGAGAAAAAAAGTAATAGACTTTCTCCTTGACCCGAGAAAACTAAAACCCTATACCGCAATCAAATATGCAAAAATGAGGCTGCAAGCAGAAGGATATCAAGAGCTTGCGGCAGACATAACATATAAGAGATTCATAGACCGCTGGATAAAAGAAAACTATGACAAATACATCTGGATTCGTGAAGGAAACAAAGCATATGAAGACAAAGTAGGCTATTATGTTAGAAGAGATCCCTCAATGCTTGAAGTCGGAGAGATACTGGTTGCGGATGGGCATCGGCTAAACTTTCAGGTAATAAATCCTTTCACTGGCAAGCCCTGCAGAGCAACAATGGTTGGCTATGTGGACTGGAAAAGCTATGACCTCGCTGGGTATGAAATCATGATAGAGGAAAATACACAATGCATCGCATCAGCTCTAAGACAGGCGATAATAAGGCTTGGCAAAATCCCTAAAATTTGCTATCAAGACAACGGCAAGGCTTTTAGGGCAAAGTATTTTACCGGTATAGAAAGCTTTGAAGAAGCAAGTTTTAGCGGGCTATTTGCCCGATTGGGAATAAAACCAGTCTTTGCAAAGCCCTATAATGCCCGTGCAAAGGTAATTGAGGGCTGGTTCAAGACATTTACAGACCAATTTGAAAGGCTCATGCCAAGTTATACGGGTTCAAACATCATGGACAAGCCAGCATGGGCACTCAGGAATGAAAAATTCCACAAAGCCTTGCACAATGAATACATCCCAACAATCTATGAGGCAATAGCATACATAGAAGCATGGCTAAACTGGTATAGGCAACAGCCCTGCCCACATATCAAAGGCAAGAGTATCGGAGAGGTTTTTGAAGAAGGTAAAGGAAGTGGCGTGGACATAAACATGCTTGATGACCTCATGATGGAGGCGAAAGTAACAAGAATTGGCAGGCACGGAATAAGATTTTTAGGGGCTGATTATTGGCATGACAGCTTCATTTCTATGCGTGGCACTGTGATTGTGAGATATAGCTTTTTTGATATAAGCTTTGTCAAGGTCTATACGGAAGATGGCGAATATCTTGGCATCGCTGAAAGAGTTCAGAAAGTCCATCCGATGGCTGAGCAACTCGGCACAGCCAAAGATGTGGAAGCATTTAAGAGGGAGCTTTCAAAACAGGCAAGGCTTAGGAAGAGTGTTGTTTCAGGAGCAAAAGAGCTAATTGCTCGTGGGAAAACTCCTGACCTAAACTGGAGCAAGCTTATAGAAATCAATCCCTCAATTGTTCGTGAAATTGAAAGGCAAAATGTTGACATACCTGCTATTGAAAAGCACATCCCTGATGAAGCAGTAAAGGCACAGGCATATAAAAATGAAAGCATCCCACAGGATGAGACTCAGGAAAGACCCTTCTTTGGCGATAATCTTATAGCGAGATATGAATGGCATCTCAAGAATGGGTTTAAGACACCTGAGGACATGGAATTCAAGCAGTGGTTTGAGACAAGCAACATATACAGGATGCTTTATCAAAAAACTGCCTTTGGTGGATAGGGCTATTTAAAGGAGGTATAAAATGCATCAATCAAAAGGGTTTTTAGGAAGTTTTGAAGAAAAGCGGAGTTATAAAGCTGGTCTATGGTTACTTCAAGAGCTTGTTTATGAGCTTTTAAAAAATTCAAGGACCAGTCAATCCTTGCTTTTAGATGAGCAAGCTCTTGAGAAGATGACTGTTTCAGAACTTCAACAACTTCTTCTTCAGATTCTACATCAAGGAGCATGATTATGATGGCATCTACGTCTTTAGAGGTTTCAAGAAGTGATTTTTCATTGAAAGAAGAATCTATGGACGGGAAATGCTTAATCCATCTTTTATTGAAAAATTTTTCAACTGCGTTTATTAGTGCTTGCTTTAAATCTTTCATGGCGAAAAAAGGCTGCCATTGGCAGCCACAATCCTTAACTTAAGGAGATGATAGCACAATGAAAAAGGTTTTTGCAAGAACATCAAATGTTGAGCGTTTTATTTTGTCCATGTCAAGACTCCAGAATCGTCAGGAAGGCATTCCCGGAATGGCTCTGGTGTATGGAGAGCCAGGACTGGGCAAGACAAAGACAGCCCTCTGGTGGATTGCTCAGAATGACGGAGTATTTATCAGGACAAAAAAGCTAATGACAGGAAGATGGTTGCTTGAAGAGATTGTTGCTGAACTGGGAGAAGCTCCGATGCGAAGGATTTCAGACCTTTTTAGGCAGGCTCAAGAACAACTTCTTGAGCATCCAAGAACAATTTTTGTTGACGAAGCTGACTATCTAAGCCATGACGCAAGAGTTCTTGAGACGCTAAGAGACCTTCATGACATCACTGGGTCTCCAATAGTTCTAATTGGGATGGATCAAGCGGATAAAAAACTCGCAAGATACAAACATCTGTATGACAGATTTTCAGAAATAGTTCATTTCAAATCTCTCACCGAGCAGGATATCCGTATGATTGCAGACCAACTTTGTGAAGTAGCGTTAAGTGATGATGCAATTTCATATATAGCAGGGCAGGCAAACAAATTTCGGAAAATAGTTGTCTGGCTATACAGAGCTGAGGCAATTGCAAAGGCAAACTCACTAAAAACCGTATCAGCCCAACATCTAAATGGAGCAGGCAAGTGAATGCTCAGGAAAAAGTCTGGAAAGTAATAAGAGGACTTAATGAGTTTACCGCAGATGATGTTGTGGTTCTAACTGGACTACAGCGTGCAACAGTTGCAGTATATCTTTCAACTCTGCATAAGGCGGGATATCTTCGTATATCAGGGAAAAAGAGGCAACAGGCAATATATCGGATGGTAAAAAATACAGGACCAAAGGCACCAATTCAGCGCAGATGCCTCTATGACCCAAACACAAAAAAATTAATGTATTTTGAAGTCAAGGAGAAGGGAAAATGCTTGAAATCCTTCAAAAACAAATAAAAGAAAAAGGGCTTGAGCAGGTAGCGAAAGAGCTTGGAATTAGCAAAACAACAGTATATCTTGTTTTGCAAGGGAAATATAAAGGCTCGGTAAAAAACATAGAAGAAAAAGTCAAAAAAATATATGGTTCAAATGGCATTCAATGCCCTGTCTTAGGAGAGATCTCACCAGCGCAGTGTGCAGAAATATACAGACAGGCTGAATTTGTTGGCAAGTATGTATCAAATCCTGAAAAATTGAGACTTTATAGGGAGTGCAGACGGTGCAAAATAAGGGCATAACAAAAAGACAAATCAAGCTAATTCACACCCTTAAAAACCGTCTTGGCTGGGATGACCTGCAATATCGGATGTTTCTAATGGAAAACAGCCCAAATTTTGCAAGTTCATGCCTTGATTTAGGTGAAGAAGTGGCAGAAAGCATCATAATCAAAATGCGAGCTGAGGCGGTTAAAAAAGGACTCTGGCAAGATTATGCAAAAATCAAAAAATATGAAGCCCTTGATGGGAGAGAACGCATGGCAACAGGAGCGCAACTAAGAAAGATTGAAGCAATGTGGAAGGAAATATGCACAGTAAAAGATGAAAAAGGGAGGGCTAAAATTTTACGGGCAATGCTCTGGAAAAAATTCAAAGTTTCAGACCTGAGATTCCTTGAGGATTATCAAGTCAAGAAAGTAATAAAAATGCTTGAAGCAATGAAACAAAGGAGCAAAAATGCTACCAACACATTGCAAGCGGTGCGGTGAAGTGCTTTTTGATGAATATGTATCTACAGAAGAGGGGTTTATGCAAATGAAAAAATGTGTGATGTGCGGAGCAAGATATTTTGATAAAAGTGAAATACAGACAATCAAGAAAAAATGCATCCACTGCGGAAAAGAATTTATTGTTTATAGCCCTATATCCGCAAAAAAAGTATGTGAAGAATGCCGAAGAAAACGCTCACTCTCAAAAAAGATAGAAAAAATATGCATGTGCTGTGGGAATCATTACATTGGAGACCCACGCTCAAAATATTGCAAAAGATGCGTATCAAGGTTAACAACTCAACGAAATGCAGAAAGGAGGGGGAAATATGCTGTGTCTTTATAGGAAAAAATGTTATGGTGCATATTTTTGCACACTTACTAAACAACATTGCGGGATATTTAAAATTATAGCCTGCATAATTGGAGATTTAAGGAGGAATTATGCGGGGAATCAAAAATAAAGACATGGAAGTATACAAAACAAAGCTTTTAGGCGTGCTGACAAAGCATATAGGAAAAGGCAGGTCAATAGGAATGGCAGAGCTATATGAACAAGTTTTTGGCAAGCCCTGTTCGAACAAATACAACGATGCCCGAATACTTCGGTCGCTCATAACAGCTCTTCGGAAAGAGGGCATTCCAGTATGTTCTGATACAGACAAAGAAGGCGGAGGATATTATCTCGCATCCGCAGGCAGTGAGCTTGAAAACTACTGCATGAGATTGCGCATTCGGGCATTAAAAATACTCAAAATGGAAGCTATATTAAGGCAGAAAACCCTGCCTGAACTACTTGGACAGATTACAATGACAGTAGGAGGAAAGAATGCTTAGGAAAAATGAGGCAATACAGCAAGTAGAGAGACTGCTTCAGACAATTAAGGCTGAGAAAAAGGCATTGGAGGACATTTCATCGCAGTACCAGAAAGAAGTTGAGGCAGTACAGGCAAAATATTACAAACATATTGAAGAAATTAAGAAAAACATAAAAACATACGAACTTGAGCTTGAAAAAACAGCAAAAAAATATAAATATGCTCTCTTTGACGGAACAGATGTCGTTGATACCCAGTTTGGCCGCCTTATCTGTACCATCAAGTTTGCAGTAAAGCGTGCAAAGGGAGTTTTAGAAAAGCTTGAAGAGCTTGGCTGGAACGAAGCAATAATTATAGAAAAGAAAGTCAACTGGGACAAGCTTGAAAAATGGCCTGATGAGAGATTAATTGCCTGTGGGACAGAGAGAGTGAAAAAAGAAAAAATAGAATACGAGCTAAATCAATGAACTGGATAAAAGAGCTTTCTGAAAAGGATATACAAGAATCACTTGAAGGAGACCTCCAGCTTGTATACGAGCACTGTGGGCTTGAAATATTATGCCTGCTCTGGCAGAACTTTTCAGGAATGAACATATATGTAAGCACTAAGCCATTAAGGGCATTACAGAAGCTCTACATTAAGAAGCATTATAATGGCTATAATGTAAAAGAAATTGCAATCAGGCTTGGTGTTTCAGAAAAATTTGTTTATAATGTAATCAATGATAACAATTAAAATAGACAGCGAACAATTACAAAAAGAACTTACAGCGTTAATACAGAAAGCTGTTGACCGTCGTCCTCTCATGAAAAACATAGCAGGAATAATGCACAATGCGGTTGAAGAGAATTTTGCTCAAGAAGGTCGTCCGAAATGGGTCCCTTTGGGGCAAAAAACAATCATTGCAAGGCAGAAGAAAGGATACTGGCCAGGGCAGATACTCCAGCAGACAGGCAGACTTGCTGCTTCAATAACTCAATATGCAGACAATGACCAGGCAGTGGTAGGGACGAATGCAGTCTATGCAGCAATACATCAATTCGGCGGTAAAGCAGGAAGAGGGGGGAAGGTCAACATACCTGCAAGACCTTATCTGCAGCTGACAGATGAGGATATGGAAGAAATTTTAAAGGCAGTTAAAGAGTATTTAAAACTGGAATAAATATGATATAATTTATTGAGCCTCATGTGACACGGTGATATTCTCCCGGCCGTAGGACGCCTATTAAAAGGCGGACCGCCA